GTAAGGTCTGAATCATCTCCTTGAATCAAAATAATGTTATTTAAAAATCTTGCACGTTCATATCTTTCTGGACGGGGAGACTTATAAAAAATTGAGTTATCTGCATTTGTTTGAAATACTGGATCTGCTGTTGCAATTACGTTATCATCTAGTGGATCATCTAGCGGTTCAGTAATTGTTGGAATAGATGTTGCTGCAACCGCTGTATGGTACTGCCAGTTTTCTCCTTGGGTAAAAGCAAATACAGTTTTACTGTCATATGCTCCAGCAGATGGATTTGATCCTGCTGAGTATAACCCAATTTCTGTAATTTCATATCGTTCTTCTGTGGGTAATTCTGCTGTGAGTACTAGTTTTTCAGTTGCCCCGTCATTTACAAAACCTCTTGATGATATTGGAACACGAAACATTTCAAAGTCTAGGTTTTGCTTTTCAGAGTAGTCCCCGTATGGGTCTCCTGTTGCAAGAGGTTGTGCTCCACAGCCAACAGCAATATACGAAGCGTATGCTGGAGCCTGTCCAAGCAAATACTTACCAATTATCGATTTTCCAGTGTCAGTTATCATTTAAATTTCCGCCTCATATATTGTACCACTGATGGTGATTTCTACCTCTATTTGTTCGTCTTCCGACATATTTACCGCTTCAACAACAAGTTCTCCAGTTTCTGGATCAATATAAACGTGAGCACCCCCTGGACCAGTTCCCGTTGTAGGAACCTTTTCATCAAACTTAATAGAAAAGTTTTGAAAGTATTTATCTGAGGTTGCTTGAAGACTAACTATATTATTAGGATTGTACTGTTGTTGAACTGCTGTTAGATTTTTAATTGGCTGATATAAAATTGTTTGCCCATTAACTGTATCATTACGAGCAATGTTAATTAGTTCTTGGCCACCAATATTTTCAAATATAAGATCTGCCATTATTTCTATTGGAACAGAATCATCATTAAATAATATTGTGTCTATTGGTGCTGTTAAAACTGGATTAATATTGTTGCTTGATACCGCCAGGCCAAGAGTTGATGGCGTTAGTGGTGTTGCTGATATTGAATTGCTATCTGTCATCTTATACCTCACTCAAATAGACTGTCATGGATGGCCCAGACAAGGTTCTATTATATCCAATATTGTAGACTACAAACCTATCTGATGCTTCTGCAACAAGGTCTAAGTTTTCACTATTCTTATAATCAATTGTAACAATATCTCCTAGTTGTAGTGTTGGTATAGAAAATAAATTAATGCCAATGGATTTCTTAGGACGCATTACTTTGTTAATAATCCACCCCATTAATTCATTTGCATCATCTTGGCTTTGGATATATGGTGTTTCAATTGAAAAATCATTTTTTCCATAGATAAGTCTGCTTAATTTAATCTCATCATATTTTGCTTTTTCTACAAGAGGTGATGTTATTAGTGTGCTTCCCTGTAGTTCTGGATCTGAAAGATTGCCTTGCTTCTTAAAGTATTCATCTACGGTTAATTGGTAAGAGGTATCCTGTGTAAATGTAATACCCTGAATTCTTAGATAGTTTCCAGTCGTCTCATCAAGATTTAGTGCAGTGTCTGAAGCATTAAAAATTAAAAACTCTGCTCCATATGAGTCTGCTTGGAAACCAGAAATTGTGTAGCCCTTAATTCTGTTATATGTAGGAGACAGTTGTGCGTATAATGCAGGGTATGATCGATCATACTTAATGTCAAAGTATGCACACTCACGCATAATAGATCCAAATTCTTCAAAATACATGTTATATTTTGGTGGCTGCTCTGAACTTATTCCTGTTAGATATGTTCCCTGAATAAGTCCGCTTATTGCATACTTTCTAAATGATTCATTTGCATCTATCTCGCTATCTCCAAATACATCAGAAAGAGTTTCTCCAACTACAGATACAGTATTCTGTGCATAGTTGTTTGTTATAGCATAAAGATTTTCAAACATTACTCTAGAAGATCCTCTAACAAATGTAGCAATGTTATTGTATACTGGCAATGGATCTGTGTCGTCAACAATCTTAACTAACTTATTATTAATATATAAATAAAATCTACGCAGTGTTCCAATATCTTGATACTCTACAGATAGATCATAGACTGTTGGCTTATCTTCTCCAGATAGTCTATATTGTCCAGTAAATCTACCGTCGTCTACAATAATGCTTGTTAGGCCACCCCAAAGTTTAACTGGAATTGCATTATTGTTTGAAGCATCCTTTTTAACTTTATAAAAAACAACATTATTAATATTTACTTCTGCTTGTCCAGTCGTATCAAGTTTTAAGTAAGACTCAACATTTGTTTCTGTTAATGCAACGATTTCAAAATAATATCCATTATTTGTTTCTGGATTTAGCATAACTGCTAGGCCGCCAGATCCACCACCTATGCTGACATTTTGGTTTGTTTGTGCACTATTTACTTGATAATACGATACGCTTCCAATAGGTGTTTGTCCACGAGTTTCATTGTTTTCAATCTTTCCAATAATTCTCATTCTTGCACCAAAACTTTTATAGGCATTATCAAGTTGTTTATATTGATATGATACAAAGTTGATTGGAACTTCTGTAGTTTTAAAAGATGGTCCATTCATTACAAGTGCTGAAGACTGAATTGTTCCAGCCTGTGTTGATTTAAGACTATTTACATCTGTTTCTGTCAAATAACTAGTTGACATAAAGTTTTTAATAATGCCATTTCTTGTCGTTTGTCTTGCAAGGGTATTGTTAACTCCAGCAGCCCCTAGTGTTGTTGCGGGTACAGAAAGATTTTGATCAAGCGTTGTTGTGAATAGGTACTGTGTTTGCATGTCACACCCACGAACGTAAGCATTATCTGACCAATAAGAGTTAGTTCCAGCAGTATGAGTTACAACTGGTGTTCCAAATTGACCTCTACCGTGCTCATATACCGCTCCAGGTTGTAGTCTGCTTATGCCGTCAACAGTTTCATAGAATGGTGTTGAAAATATTCTAATTAGTCCTGTTGGATATATTTTTCCATTAAATGGAATTGATGCAAAATATTTTTGATATTCTTGATTACTGCTAATCCATACATTTCCAGTGCCAGTTATATTAAATTCTGCAGCATCATATCTTATTACTTCTCCACCAGAGTAGAAGTATCCTTGATATCTTGTTAACCAATAGACATTCTCTCCAATGTCCATGATGTTATTTACAACAATACCGTTTTGAACAACTGGCAAGTCTGAAGTTAGGTCTGAGTTTAGCGGCATTGCTCCAAGCACATACTTTCCCTGCTTAGAGGCAACCTCATTAATAGTTTTGGTATTTTCTGTTCCAGCAACTTCCCATAGAAGTGCAGGCTTATAAATCCAGGTTTTGTCTCTATCAACCATATTTGCTTGTCTAATACTTCCATATGATCTTTGGATATATCTTGCGGTATAAGAAATATTTCCTCCGTTATAGACCTTTTTATCTTCTGAGGCTATGCTAATTATATTAGGAAGATTTCCAGATGTAGCATTTTCAATTACCCCAGAATCTGTCTGGTTATTAGTTCCAGATAATACAAAGTCTGTTGGTCGCTCATCTGTATCTGGCATTAAATAGTTTTTGCTCATTACAATAAAGTTATTAAATTCATCAAAGAACATTGCGCTTTGAGTTGCAACTGCTAGTTGGTTTAAAACCTCTGCAACATTTTGATCTGGTGCAACAAAAAAATATGGAATTACTGGATCAGACTCGGTATCTAATCTTCTAAAAGAATAATTGCTAAAACCAATATAGTCTAGCAAGGTAACAATAGCCATGCTTAAAGATGTTTCTGTCATTAAAAGTCTTGGTGCTGGCATGGATTCTAAGAAAAAATAGAGATCACGTAAAGTAATATCGATGGTTCCAGCAGTCACATTTGCTTGTGGCATACCCTCTGAATATAATGTCTTGATTGGAACATAGTAGTCAAATCCATCAACATCTACTATGACTTCATAAAAATTAAATTTAATATTTTTTCTTATGTAATCTGCAACAATGCTTGTAGTATTATAAGAATTAAATGCCTGATCGTCATCAAAGATTGATAGTGACCCAGTAGATGCTAGTAGTTGTCCTACTGGCAAAGATGTTACTCCTATATCAGACAATGTTTTTGTAATATTAAAATCAATTACTTTATCAGATATATCAACAACTAGTCTTGGTGACATCTCAATTAGGTCAAATGTAGAGTCAAATTTATTCATTATGTCTACAACAACCCTAATGCCCTGAACATATTCAAACTCTCTATAAATGGTTTGACCACTTATATCATCTGTAAATTCTTCTGGGGATGTAAGGTCTGTTACAAAGTTTGTTTGATTTGTTATTGTTTCTGAGCCTAGTGCCCAGCCATACTCTGGGATAAAAGAATCGTATCCATCATCTGCTCCAGTTCCAGTATAAATATAAAAAGTTCCCTTATCTCCAGAAGTAGGAATTACAAGGTATGCATAGCCAACTGGTGCTACTGTTGGTCTTAATGTTACTGATGCTAGTGTTTCAGCATAAACAAAAATACTTCTGTACTGTTCTGGAATTATTAGTCCATACTCTAATTCAACATATCCATCTGGTCCAATTATTGCAGATCCATCTGCACGAGTATCTGTTTCATTAAATGAGTAAGCATCTACCCAGTTATTATCATTTAAGTATTGAACTTTCCATCTTGATGGAGTTGTTTTATTTGCAGTGCCAAATAGAGGATCATCAATTGGGCCAGTGTTTGTAGCAAATGGTCCTAGGTCAACCGATCCAACATTTGTTTGCATTTTTACAATAAGTCTATTTGCAGGAACCTGGTTTTTATAAACAACAAATGGAACAGCATCATCTATATAGTTAAGACCATTAGATATGTTGTTTGCAATGCCACGTTCAAAATTATCTTCTGTTCTATAAGAAGTCCAATATCTAAACTCATCATATCTAGATGGCATATAGTATCTTGGTCTTTCTGCGATGTCTGCACCAGAGTTTGCTATATATCTACCAGAAAAATAAAGCGGCTTATTAATTCCAGATCTTGGTCTAAAAGGTTTTGTGCAATCTTCTAAAGAGTAAATCATTTTCATTTTATCTTTTTGCAATGTAAATTGCTGTGGAACATTGCTATCTGTAAATCCACCATCAATTACTACATCTGCATCTGTTGCACCAGTGTAGTAGTTTCCTTCATCAAGTGGGTCAAAACTTATTGGAAGAGTATAG